TTTACAATAGATGCAGGAAGTTTATGCATGTTAGTCATTGGGTCCTTGACTGTGCCACCAGACCATTCTAATGTTTTTTGTTGTAGATCATATTTATATTTTTCTTCATTAAGATAATCTTTTGATAATGCGTCTAACGAATATTTAAATCTGTTTTCGTTAATAACAGATGCAGCTATCATGGTATCAACAATCCTACCTTTAATCATCATTCCTGTGACTGCTCTTATCCAACAGACATCATACATTGCATTGTGAAATACTTTTGTAATGTTTTTGTTTTGAAATATCTTATCGTTTAACACCTTCCATATCTTATCTATTCTTTGATAGTCTATGTCTGTATCAGAGTGACGTAGAGGAAAATATGCAAGGTCATTATCTGTTGCAACAGCAATACCACATATAAAACCATCATTACGTATAGCACCAGATCCTTTTGTTTTAAGATTAGGATCATAGGTTTCTATATCTATCGCAACTGTATCGATACCATTTAGATCTAAATCTTCTGGTGTATTACACATTATAATCCCTCTCTATAATCATCTCTATAAAATGTATTGCTTTCAATAAATCTTCCTTACCATTCTTGTCCTGATGACGTATGATATATTTTATAGCACAACCTTCAGGATATAACAACTTATTCGCAACTACAAACTTGCTCGGCTGTATGACATATTTTTGATAGTGACTCCCGCCGTGCTGCTTGTCCCAAACATTTTTCTTTTTCATCTTACTCCTAACGTATATTTACCTTGTGATGCCACAGTCCAACAATCAAACTTGCCTCTACTGTACGCAACATATTTTAATCTAAGTTGTGTAAAATAATCTTCTAATCTAGTTGTCGTCAGATCAACAACAACGTTATCAAACGTCAAACCTTTGACGGTGTGTATGTTTGCATATTTTACTCTAACCTCTCCATCATCAAATCCTTTCTTTAGAATCTTTCTAATGTAGATAAGTCTCTTTTCGTGATCCTCTTTTTTACCTCTTTGTGTTCTAACTAAACAAAAGTCTGTCTCCTGTGTGGCAGTATCTTTTAAATATTTTTTATCTATTAAATTGTAAATAGTGTAATCGCGGTCTATCCAATCCTCAAAAGTCTCCTTTCCCTTACCTCTAACTATGACCTTGCTTCCAAGGTATTGCCAAAAATCTTTTATTTGTTTTAGTGATGTTGGTTTGCCCCTACAAAAATCTGGCCATAATTTATGACACTGTAATTCTTTTTTTGATACATGAGCTGTGTTTCCCACGTGTGCAAACTCTATACCCTGTTGCTTAAAAAATTTTTTGACCCATGAGTCAGACGGCTGGCCGCGATAAGTAAATAAAAAAGTTTCATTAGTATTATTTATTTTATCTAACAAAGTCTCCATCGCACTACATCTTTTGTGCAAACTTGGTAAATGATAGTGGTTACCCATCACGTCTGTTGGTTTCCAAGTTCTTTCATATCCATAGTGATCCCACACTGGTTTTATTATTCTTTTACATAAATTAGTTATTGTTTGTCCGCATCGATATCCTTGTTTTAATTCTTCTGCATCTCTAGATAGTTTGTGATAATAGTCAGCGTCTGATCCTGCAAACTCAAATATGGTTTGATCTGCATCTCCAACAAAATAATACTCCTTTGTTTTTGTTGCCATCTTATCTAATGCTTTTCTTTGTGGGACGTTACTGTCTTGTGCCTCATCAACTATTAGTGCATCTATGTTTGGTTCTACAGCCTTATCTATAAAATCTTCTATCATGTCTGCATAATCACAAACATGATAGTCATGTTTGTATTGTGTGTAAGGAATTATCATTTGTTCAATAGAATTTAAACTGTAAGGTTTATACACATTTTTATCACAAGTCCTCCAATGGTCTTTTAAAGTTTTACCTTTTCCATGTGCATCAGCTATGTACCTATAAAATTTATGTTTATCTGCATTAAACTCTGACTCATTTATTCTTTGTAAATTAAATAAAGAATCTATTTTTGATAAATTCTTATGGTCTTCGTAACTAAATAACTCTTTACGTCCTACTAATTTGTCTTTACAATACGCATGTATCGTACAGATTTTATACTTCATAGCTTTCTTTGTAACATCATTCATCTCTGGTAATTTTAATATTTCATTTTTTATTTCATTAGCCGCAACATTTGTATGTGATAATATTATTATGTTGTTGTAAGAGTATTTTGTTAGTAATTCTTTGTATTTATCTACAATCCATTTACTAGTTTTTCTTGTCCCTGGTGGTCCAGATATAAATTTAGGTTGTTTCATCTGTCACCTCTTTGTATTCACCCTCTATTATCAGATCTTCTTTATCTAACTTTTGATTAATTAATCGCCATGAAACACAAGATTTTGTGCCAAACTTACCGTGATTCTTTTTTGCTTTTAATATGTTTTGACATTTAATTACAAGATCAACTCTTGCTAAATTTATTTTTTGTTTGTGTAAATAATCTTCAAACTTATCAAGATTAAATTCTAATATATTTTTTTGTGCATTGTAGTAAGGCAAACCAAAATATGCTAACTCTTTTTTACTGGTGTATGCTTTTTCTTCTGAGATATAATTTTTAAAATGTTTTATAAATCGCAAGTCCTCCTCTGCTTCCTCGACATAGTTTGTAGATTTTTCTCTTGCCTCGTACTTTCTACGCATTATCTCTTCAAAATCTGCAGCTTTCATTTCTGGTATCCACACAGATGCTTTACTAATTACAGAATCGTAGAATAGTTTTTTATTTCTAAGTGTAGGGCCGTCTACTGTAATTGTTTTTTCAACGGCCTCACCCTGTACTACAGCATTTATTTTTACAAAATATCTATCACTACCGTATTCTATTATTTGTCCAATAGATTGTTTTGCCTCTTCGCTTGTAGCCTCTTGGACGCCAATCCAACTAAATAATGTTGCTATTGTTTTTGTAGAGCACCCGATGATCTCTGCAAGTTTTGGCATACCAAACTTTCTGTTTGCTTTTTTATGTGTAGTCCCTTTTCTCTTTCTCTTCTCTGCCTCTTCATCTTTTGCTGCTACTGCAATCTTGTAAACAAAATCGTCTATATCGTCGACATTCCATTCTGTATGTTTTAATAATACACCTGCCATAGCAGTGCAATAATCATCTCTCTGCCCCGCTCCTGCATACGTAATGCACAAGGCTGAGGCTAAAGCAATTTTGCCAAGATCAACTTTTAAGTTACCTGGATACTCATCAATACCATCATACTTAACCCACTTAACAACTTCGTTTGTTGTATGGTATTTTGTTTCCGGAACTAATGTATATTTGTTTGCGCCATGTCTTATCTCGCAAAGTGTTGCGCCATGACCATAGTCTTTGTAATAATTTTCTAATTCTTTTGGTAATGCAAATTTTTTATAGTCTGATGTGCCAGACCAAAGATAGTGACTTGATGGATTGTTTCTTCTACCAAATATTGCACCACATGATTTTATGTGATCGCTTGTAAATCTTTTTACGACAGGGTTATCAATATCAAAGTCTATGTATTGATCGAGTCTAAGTCCTATCTGTTTTGTTGCGTGTTCTATTCTCCATTCTTCTTTCGTAACTTTAAAATCAGGATCGGACCATTTTTCGACCACAGCCTGCTTTGTATCGCAGGGTATAATCACTCGTCCCAGATCTATCCAATCTTCATACGTAACCGGTGCTTTGATTATCTTCTCATTCATAAATTAAAAGTGGGCGACTCCACTCTCGCTTCGACGCCCACTACCTAGGATCTTATAAATTTAAAGATTTTTTAGTTTGTTCCTGAGTTTCAGGTTTTGCTTCTATCTCACCCTTACCTACAGAATCTGCAAAAGATTTTGCCATGTCATAGATACCTTTATCTGTAACTGGTCCTACCTTTGCTACATCCCAACCAAACCATGTTCCTTTGTCGTTAGACATCTGAACAGTTGATAGTTTATAAATGTGGCTGTAAGTTGGCGGAGTAAACAAACCATTTTTACCCTGCATCTTTAAACCCATCATCATTGAGTTCCATTTTCTACTAACTTTTAATTGAGTAGATTTCATAGATATCAATGCTGTC